GGGTTTTTTTATTATTAAGCAATACTAAACACTTTTAACACTGAAACATGATAATCCGTTTTATTTTTGTGTTCTAACAGTCACTCGTCGAAGTATTTCTTGTGGTTTTTCACCTGAGATTAACATGTCCGCAATAGCAACCATTTTTTCACCAGAAGCTGAGCAAAGAGGATCAGACTTAATTTTTATTAGATCATCTTTTGACTTATTTGATAGTCCGTAAACACATCCGAGGATTTCGTTAAAAGGAACCGTCCTTACATGTCCTCGTCCATGATACATAATTATGTCTCTTCCACTAACATAAGATAGCGCTTTAAATGCTTGAACAGGGATAGTATCTTTGTTGACTGGAAACATTTTGTAGAAAGTACCTTTCGATTTACCGACTGTAAAATTTTCAGGTAGAGGATCAAATTTGACGATTATTCCATCTTCAGTTGCTCGTATAATCTCGCATTTCCCTTCCGTTGCAATTGTTGAATTCATCGCATTGCACATACAGAAAAACGTTTTAACTGCCAACTCTGGATCTGTATGAATGACATCATCCTTATCTTCAAGTCTGAGACAAACTCTAGCCAATTTGTCAGAAGAAACAAAAATGTCTTCAAATTTATCTTCCATGTAAGCGATTACTTGTTCTTGAGTTTCTTCATCATTAAGTAGATTAAGCAACCATGGTGTAAAAAGAGCTTTCAAAGTAGATGTTGGATTGTTTCCAGATTTTAATTCATTAAGAGGGACAATGCCTTTTTGTGTCCTTCTTAGCTTGCAAGATTGCATTAGGAAAAGTTTAACTCTGATTTTCCCTCTTGGTCCTTTCTCTGCTTTCAAATCATCTCTAACCGATTTTTCATCTTTAGTCATATATCTACTCAGAGGTTCCCCACTTAAGTCACTAGGAATAAAATTTCCATCATCATTTCTTGTCACAAAGTCAGACAGACTCAGTTTCAGCGCCATAGTGTCTCTCCCAATGTCACAAGGGCTATGGGTGTTTAGCGTAAACTATACC